CATAAGCTCTCTATCCTTTCTAAGGAACTCTCTATTAGCCATAATATCAGAGTCTGACCAGCCGAGGTATCGTTTTTGTGCGTATGTTTTTGATACAAAGTCACTTTGTGTAATATTATTAAAGTTTTCAGCTTTAAGTTGGAATTTTTGATTCTCTCTTAATTCGTAAAAATTCGTTGGTACATTAAAAGTAATATCGAGATGTGTATCCCTTAAACGCATCTCTTCATAAATGCCTTTAAGCTTGAGATGTGTTATGAACCCATTCTTTAAACCAGAAGCAAATCTTTGCTGTTGACGAATTACGAAGCGAGCAAATTTTAACTCTTCTCGTAAGATATCAGCCCCGTCTTTATATGGATCATCGGGGTTTAAACGGGTTGATGGTACTTTGAGGGATTTATATAGCTTCTTGACAAAATAAAGTAAATCTGTTAATTCACCGAGATTCGCACCACCAGCAAGTTGAGTTACAGATGTACCCTCTGAGCCTGCTCTCTTTGCAAACCAGAAGCTATCCAACATGGATTGTGGGTTAAATTTTTGTACTGTAGCTCCCTGGTCAGCATCATAAGTTCGCTTTGACCAGTAGTTTGTCATTAGCTTGCGTAGATATGCCTCAGCTTTTGGTGGGGCCATATTACCGACATCGACGTTAAACACTAATCTCTCCGGTGCACGTACAAGACGATATATAACTATCGCATCTTCAATTAAGCTCAATTGTCTATACGCTCTACGTGCATTTTCTATAAACGGTAGGCGTATGTTTTTATTCTCGTTCCATATACCGGAATTTATATACGTTACCTGATTAATATCCATCGGTATAAGCTCCGTACGAGCTATCTTACCGGGATTCTTCGGATCGTAAATGGGCTTACGTAACAAAAACCCTTTTACAATCATATTCTGTACATTTTCATATACAGGATCTATCACATCAGAAGGTATAGATACAACTCCTAAAATACCTTCTTTGGGATATTTCTTGTGTATTATATGTTCCCAAAAAATTTCTGCATCAACAAGAAGTTGTCGTATGTACTCCCATCCCTTATGCTCTAAATCAAAATACCCAATATATTTTTGAAATTCTTTTTTTATCGTATTTTTTTGCGAATCAGATAAACCTGCATCAATAAAATTAAGTTTTGCGATTTCACCATTATCGTCTTTGTTTATAAACTCATCGCAAATCTCATCCAATGCATCTGCAACTTCTGAATACGCAGCCATGACGCGGTAATCTGAAAGCCTCCTACCCTTGTCAGGCTGGATGTTTGCGTACATGAAGTCATGATAATCCTTGTTCTGTAATATGCTCGCATACTGATCATCAGAGAAAGATATAGATGATGAGACAGATTGTCTCGTTAGTGCACCAACTCTATCAGATCCACGGTTGAAGAAAAGTTCATATTTTGGATTTAAACTGTTAATTTTATCGTTAACATCATACGACTGGTAGGGCAGTTTTGATGAAACGTATTTCATCAACCCTCTGCCGAACGTACTTTCTCTATTTGAATCAACCATAATATATCACAGTTACTTAATTAGTATTTAGCATAATACCATTATAAATACGTATCAGTTAACGCATTTGATGTAGTAAATGTGGTAGAGTTCGTGATTTGAGGGTAACCATACGATGATATACTTTCGACCTCTGTAGTAAGATTTGTATTACTCGGGTAACTAAACTCAGCTGCTGTTAATTCTGCTACCGATGTTATCAATTGTGTATTATAGAAATTTTCTTTAATATAAAAAATATTACCGACAGGGTCACGCTCTGCTGGAAACAGCCATCCTTTTATAGTAAATGAAGTATCACCGGTGATTTTGTATTTATCAGTAGCTGCAATATCTGTAGGGTATGACATGTTGACGCTACCGCTCCAAAGAACTTCACTCCGAATTTCCTGCGGTACAGCAAACCCTGACATAGATAAATCTTCAGGTACTTTCCATGAAAGTATAATATATGGGTTATTATATGGGATGAAATTTGAAAGAATTTGATCCATGTCACTCTGAAATTTTGTTAAGATTGACATGTTTACGGTAATATTAACAGGGACAGGGCTACGGTAATGTGTTGTCGTTTGAGTTTTATCTATATCGCTTTTACCATTGCTAATATAAAATCCGTTAATTTTATTAAAGACACGACTTTCATCACGGCTAATGCTAGCTATACTAACAGATACAACAGGCAAGGTTATATTCTGCGCATAGTTTACCAGATCATATAACACACGTTGTTTTGGTGAATACACGTACCTAACCTGTACTTTACTCTGCGGTACACGTTGATTGTTATATCGCTTAATAACAATATTATCAAACGCAGTTATAAACTGCGTTATAAGATCCTTAATTTCAAAATGGAACGTTTCTGCTTTTATAACACTTTCTCCTCTTTAACTAAATTATTTAATTAATGAATGCGCTCAATAAAATGTTTTGGTAATTTGTTTTTAGCGCGATGTACAACATTAATAAAATTTCCGTCGAGAATATATGTTGTAGAATAATCATTTATACCTCTCGTAGCTCTTCCTGATGCCTGTACTATAGCGTTAAGCATCTTATTTTCATACCACTCCTTATCGAGCTCAAATAATTTTTTAATACGCTTTGATGAAAGTGGTAAGAACGGTAGCTTGACGATAATTTGAAATCTCGCTAAACTGTCCTTGAGATCGATACCGTAAACAAGAGACGGTGAGGCTAAGACCGTAGGGTCATTTGTCTCGCTATGTAATTTAAGAATATCTTCATTTGTGTTATTCGTATCACGGCACAGAAGTCTACCAGTTGATGAAAGCCTGTCCTTAACAAAGGATGTAATGTCATTTGAGTGTGTATGTATGATACCTTTTTCGCTATGATGATGGTTCATAATCAACTTTATCTGTTCACAAATACCGGGTAGTACGTTTTTGAGATTTTTATAATTAGGCTTGTATTTGCTTGAGATATAAATAGGCGACTTGCTTGAATCGAACACACTCTCGACTTCAATGTATTCATAATCTTTTATACCGAGTGATTGTGCAAAATGCTTATGGTCAATAATTGTAGCAGAAAGCAATACGATTTTATCGCCATAATCAAAGATATACTTCGATAATGTATTTGCTTTAAGTGGGGTTAAAATGACTCTCTTAGAATCTATATCTACAACATAATCACATTCATTCCAATGGGTAGCAATAACACTAAGGGATCGATGTAGATTTTTAAGGAACTGGTATTTTATTTTTTCGGATTGTGTAAAAAGATTTTTACTCTTATTTGATGCCTTGTCAGCAAATCTAGATATTTCTGTAGAAATAGGATCAAGCAAATCATTTAGCCAGATCAAAGCTCGTTCCTTACTATCTGTAACAAGTGTGGTATGCGGTATATTGTAATGTGTTAATTTTTCGTATGATATTTCAGCGGAAAATTGACGTATTAACTCGTCCTCTAGCTCCGATGCTTCATCACAGACAATAAAATTCTTTCTCTTTACATGACCTGGTAGTGCGAGAAACATTTTATAGTTGAGTACAGAGAACGGTGATAATAGAGCGTTGTTTCTTGCTGTATAGTAGGGGCATCTATTAGCCTCCCAGCATTGATCTCTAAGCGAGGTTGCAAACGTGCAAGGTGCTAGCTCTACATCAAAGTTTTTATCTACATCACAAACATAATTTGTTTTCCCTTTCAATATATCCGCTTCTGTGAATAGCTCGTGATACTGATCTTGAAGAGATTTTGAAATTGTTAAAGCAAAAGTGCCGGATGGTGGTTCATTATTACATTCTTGCTCGTAACTATAATTACCGTCAAAATCCATCTTATACGCGTCATAGCTACTAATTAGTTGATTAAACTCTGAGCTCGGCTCTTTCGAACAATTTCCTATTGTACGTGATATAAAACTCTTACCTGATCCTGTTGGTGCACAGCAAATTACGAACTTTTTCTTATTTAAGAAGGCTTTTTCTATTCTCGATATAATATCGATCTGCTGTCTACTCGGTGTATAATCTAGTGGGAATTGAGAGATGAGATTTGACGTCACAAATACATTATAATCTCAATCAATAGCATTAACAATAAGTTTTTTGTTAAAAAGTTTAGATATCTTTTGATATCTAATTGCCGTTACACACTCTTTTATGGCTTTGTTTGACATGCAAAACGATTCAATTGTATAATCAAGTTCTAAGCTATTACCTGTGTTTTTTATATTAAAAGGGTACGGTAACTCGTAAATTATTTTTTTATTATTTTTATCTTGATTGATAAGTGTAAAGACGCAAAAGAAGTCTTTTACGCAAAAGAGTTGAAGCTTACCCTGCTTTAGTTGTCTACCGTCAAGCGAAAATTCTACTGTTCGGAGCAGAAACGGTTTTATATGCTGTTCGATTTCGTCAACGGATGTCATGTGTTCATGAAATTTATTTTTTGTGGTGCAGATAGTCCAGCTAGCTTTTCATTGAAATATTTCCAGAATGTTTTATTAGCAGGTATAACTTGAATTAAATCGCATGCCACCATATTAATGCATCGATAGTCTTGCATAAAGATATCCCATGTTATAATAAGGTCCTTTAAATTAGGATTAAACTTTGGCATATTAATTGCTCTCTTATAATTCAACGCTAATCTACCTTCAGTACTATTAAGCAATTCAAGTGAGTTTGTGCAAAGCATGCGCCTGGTTAACGGTGCACCAGGCTTTAAACGTCTCCTGTTAAACTTAATCTCTGCGACGTTGCTTAGTAGAAGACTTTTTAATGTGGGCAGCGACACTTTCATTATCGTTTGTTCTTGTTGAGCAGATACCAAAAATACGCTGCTCATTTAAAAATATACCTTTCTTTAGAGTGCCGTAATTTTCAATATCTAAATTTGAAACCGGTACACCGAGATTATTCGGGAAGCAAACAAAATCACCCACCTTTGCGTATTTGACATTTGGTCCTGCTAAGATAACTTCACCGATACGCCATGCTTTGGTATCTGTATTAACAGGTACATGTAACCCGTTTCGGATAATACTTGTACCGTCTTCTGTTTCATCAACAAATGTACAGAGAAGTATATCATCTAAAACTTGCTTTAAGTTATAACCATAAAAAACAGAATTAAATGAATTTTTAGGGAGTGAAGAAAAGTCAATTAGACTTTTCGGAAGAGGACCAAGCATGTCAATATCTGCAACCATATACGTTTAATTATCTTCTGATGCTATAAATGCAATGTATTGGTTTATTTCTCGTTCAGATAATTCCAAATTATTTGCTATGAGTTTAATATCTAAGTTTTCTTCCACCTTCTCTTGCTTTATCTTCTTTATGTATGCTATTCTTTTCGACATAACATGCGGCAATACACCTATAAACAGGTTATATAAATCTGTCTTATTCTCAAAGACAGTTAAATACCTGTTTAATATATTACTGAAAACAGCTACAGACGGTGAATACATACTTACCCACCTATTAAGCATGTATGGTGAAAAATCTTTCTCTTGATCAACCGTCTGTAAGCAATTTTTTTCCTTTGTAAAGAGGACGCTTGTAATAAAATCAAATATTACCATTTTACATTAAACCTGCTCAGGCAACGGTGAGCTTACTAGTTTGAATAAAAATATCATCATTCATTGCATAAAACAGGTTAATAACATCCTGCATAAAATTAGTCGCCTGTTCGTCAGTCAGGTTAGTAGAAAAGGCAAAAGCCGGCGCTTTCTTACCAGCAGTTATATTAATACCGGTATGACCGAGAGCGACATTATTCTTTGAATAGGTAATACTAACACTACATTTACCTGTCATTTGAGTTACGCCGCCTTGGTTGTGTTCCTTATGTACCATAAGGTCATCACCATCAACCTCAATCGGTGTGTTTAGATATTTACTACTAAGAATATTTGCTATCTGTGTGTTTAATAGGCGCTGAAATGCAACAGCACCGAACGGGCACAGGTTCGGGATCTCCCAACAAAAATTAATAGCATCGTCACTATAGATGTAATCTGCACTGATAAGATCCTCATGATCGATCATGCCTTCCGCCTCAACCTTCATAGGTGCCCTAAAGGCTACAATATTACCAATAGGGAGAGTATTTTTACGGAAATGCTTGTAAGCAAAGCGGGTGTGAATAAGATCACCGTCGTAGATAGGTACATTAATAATCATATGGTCATTATATAGTATACGCTTTAATAATCAATATTTAAAATATTGATTCAAGTCTATCATAGAAAAATAATCTTCTAGATAGAATTCATCGCGGGTGACTTGACGTGACAATGTATCTTCTGTAATTTCGCTAAAATCAATAAAGTTGATTGATTGAGTTAGCTCAGGATACCAAGAAACCATCTCTGGAGTTATTTGTTGTATCGGTATACAGCTAAGCTTTAAAGCCTCGTAAAAGCGTAAGTTTAAAAATTTACCTGTACCAAGAGGATTTAAAATAAATTTATACTGATTTAGTTTTAATAAAAATTCATTATATGAAAGCTTACGATCTGTAATAATGATATCGACAGGTAGTCCTGATCTACTAGCACTATCTAACAGCTGACGTCTCGTAGGATAGTATTCATTTAACTGACCGATGAACAGTATTCTATCGATTTTTTTAATTTCACTTACACCTAAACAAGTATCCCTTGATAGATACTGCTTATTTATCGTTGTTTGGTTTAGTATTGTAGCATCATCGATGTCACTTACAAACTGTACAAGATTTCTAATTGTTTCGAGCTTTCGCTGATGATCGGCATTCCAAGGAAAACTCGAGCTAAATATCTTTTCAAAATTAAACACAACCGTTTTAATATTTCGTGTATTTAATTCATTTATAAAGATATCGTTCTTCCATATATTTACACAAGGGATGTGATGCTCATCTACAATAATTAAATGTGTTACATTATGAAGATCAGTTACATTATTAACATCTTTAATGTTATTTTTATCAAAGAAATTATATAGAGCCAATCTAAAGTTATTAAACAAGCTGTGACCCACTACAGAAATATCATCAACACATAAAAGACCGTACATATTTTTATTTTTGTAAAAGAACCCAGGTTATAACAGGATTATGTATTTCATTTATACCAGGGTTAGCTAACTGGCTATAATCTGACCACCCCGGGTTACGCGTCCATAATTTAACGAGGTATTCTGTATTGCCCCATTGACCAGCCTCACATACCTTGAAGCCAGCTTGATATGATACTGCAACGAGACCCATAGGTGTAAATCCCGTAAAGTGGTGAAATGGCTCGCTATGTGGTGCGTTACACGCTGGTACATTAATATAGAGGTACCCGCCTTCTTTCATATGGTTTCGTATATTAGTTAGACATTGATATGGGTTATAGATATGTTCGAGCGTTTGGTGCAGGCAAACAAAATCATAATCTGTACGTGGGAGCTTTAATTGGTGTAAATCATAATTTACTGTATCCGACATATAATCAAAATTATGAAGTGTCTTGATTCTGTCATCAAGGTATTCAATCTCAGGATCATCCTCACCATTAAAAATTAACAGATCATTAATTTGAAAATTATATTTGTTAATATATCTCTCAAACTCTAAGAGCGATATGACACGTGGAAAATCCTTACCTTCCCATCTCCATTTTTTATTATTTTTATGGACCGGTAAAGGGTTATATCTTTCAGTAAAGTCAGTGTTGTAATTTGCTTTAACGAATTGCTCATACAACTCAATAATTTTATCATGGGAGAGTACTAACATAGTTTTTTAATTTAAATTGATATTTTTAAGTAGCATATTGCCTTCGTACATTTCTTTTTCCTCATTAATAACCACAAATCCCGATTTTTCTAAAAACTCCCTGTATTCATTATATAATTTACAGTCTGCATACGTTTCAACATATGCAACCTCTGTATATAAATATCTCGTATTTGAAAGCGCCCTCGGTGCATTTTTGAGAATATAATATTCAAATCCTTGAGTGTCAAGCCATAAAAGATCAATGATCCCAATTTGCTTTTCATTATACCATTCATCAAGATTAATAGTAGGTATTTCGATTTGTGTCTTAAATGTAATATCTGTATATGCATCTAGATGTTTTTTTGGAGCTAAAAGAGATGCTGATGCCCAATGCTTACCGAAACGATCACTTATATGAATATTACTTGTTCCTGTTTTATCTGCTAGCGCAGCTTCGGTAATTTCAACATTTGATCTATCACCAATTAATTGCTTACATAAAGCAAAGCACTCCGGTACTGGCTCGAAACCATATACCTTACCCTCTGTCGCTATATCTGCGAATATACAGGTATCAATTCCATCATACATTCCTGCTTCTACAATAATAGACTGCTTGGTTAAGTTATCTCTAACCCAATTCGTCATGAAGTTTGAGTTCATATGGTTATATTATATATTAGATTTTTCCAGTAATCTAGGTACAACTGTTGTATCGGTTTGTCTTTAAATTTCTTTAATTTCACACGCAGAAAATCTTCTGTTACGTCATTCCAATCATCTATAAATAGAATTGGAAGTTCCCTATACTGATTAAAGCATGGATGATTCCTTACAATAGGTATTGTTTTAAAATAAAGACTCTCCCATATGCGGTGGCAATCGACCCCATTACCTGGAGGACTAATAACAAATGCACTTTGTGCAAGTCTCATAAAATACTCTTCTTGACTGTGATGAGGCCACATGTGTATATTGTTTCTTGTAGTGATTTGATTAATATTATTCCGTTCACCGTAATTTGTATTACAGTCAAAATTTTTAAACACAAGAAGCTCTTTACTTAAATTTTTGTCGATTATATGTTTTATTAACGCGATATTACCGTGCGGGTATTGTTGATTACCTAGGCCGATTGGTAGAGAAATTAATTTACTGTGTTCAATATACGCGTTTTGACTAAACCACTTTATCACTTTTTCGCTGTCTAAAAACGATGCATGTTTTTCTTCAAATCCAAGATCTGAGTTATGAGATATAAATGTGTATTTACCTAATAATAAAGGAAAAATAATACTAAAAAATTTATCAAGTGTCCATGTGTTTACAAAAATAGTCTTAACATCTTCTAAATCAGGTAATGCTATTGTATTATTATCATAGTAAAATACACTATAATTGTTATTGCGTTGCTGCTCTTGTACAAAGCTGCACTCGCTCTCACCGTTACCGCTGCCCAGTGGTATAAAACTTATATCTGCAAGTGCCTGGAACCGCTCGCCAGAGATAAATTGACTTAGTTCCATCGTGAGTGCCATAGGTGTACACAAATAGTTTTTTCGGTGATGTATTTTGTGTAATCGTCGCCGAGTACCTTATCATGATTAAAATTTGGATACGGGTAAAAATATTCTAAGGGCATTACTGCAATTCTTTCTACGTTCATAATATTATTATATACAACATCTGTAAGATACCACGGTCCTGTACTTTTTATAACTTCCATTCCGTCACCATCTCTTACTTCTTTTATATCATTCAGCGCTGTTATAATAGCGTTACCTGGCGTGGATCCTATCAACCCATTAAACATGGTCGGTTCTTTATCATAAGAAACGCCAGTAAAAAAATCAAGATTCAGTAACTCATCAAAAGACTTACATCCTACGAAATCCGTATCAAGATATACACCACCAAACTCGTTAAGTATAGCGTATCGCAATATATCAGATTTTTGACCGTAATTTTTGCAGTTATTATATAAGTCTTTATTTTTAAAATCGAACTTATCAGCCTCCAAATCTGTCCATAATATATATTTGTAGTCGAGATTCACCCGCTGAATTGAGTCCATATGTTGTCTTAACGACGTCGGTACTTCGCTACCGAGCCATATTTGATGTATTATCTTAGGTATACGCTGCTCCTTTTGTGTATACAATTGTATGTGGTTATATAGGTCTTCTAGAATATTCCAATTTTCAATTTTTGTTCTGCCCTTATATCCACCGCTATGCAGCATTAAGTCTGAAAATTTCTTTGCGTTCATTTTATAAATTTTTGTGACGATCCGAAGTCAAAATATAAGTTTATATCATCTTTACCAGGATTCAATGGCCACATAGACTTCTGTTCTGTATAAGGAAAAATTATCTTTTCATGTTGACCGAGAAAGGCAGCCCACCAAGAGAATGATGATTGTGATAATGCAATATTCTCACTCTTTAAAAGTGTCATAAAATCCATCATCGCCCTATTATCACATATGTGTTCAAATTTATCAACGTAACCACATGTATTTAAAGTACAACCATCACCCATTAACCGCTGTACAGTATCGCACTTTGAATTATCTGTTACAATAATTATATCACTGTATCCTGATTCTTTAATGAGGTTGTGATAATATTCATAGCCAAGGAAGCAGTTGATTTGGGTATAATCAGTTTCGCGGATATGCACTACAAGTCTATCACAATTGATACATGGTTCATTTTTTACACCGAGGATTGCTTTTAACATATCTCTATACGGTATATAATATTGTGCTCGCTGTACGTACGAATTTACAACAATATCTCTTTCGGTATTGAGTAGTTCATTGTATTTTAAATAATTGTTACCGTGGCTTTTTGTGTAGATTGGGTCTTTTGGTGTCATTCCGCTTCTTGTCGAGGATATGTCAAAATTCGGTATACCATCTGCATATAGTACAGTTTTTTTTTCTTGTGATAGTATATAACCAAGAGCATATTGAAACATTCTATTTCCCATCCTACTCCATTGATCGTACTCTACGAAAATACTCACCAGTAACATCCTCCTTCGACTAATGTTAGCTTCGACGGTCTTTCTTCTTCCACTGGTTCAGTCCAATGTTCATTGAACACAGTATTAAACCTATCGATTTCTTTCCATCGCTGCCCTTTTATACCGAATAAAATTTGAGTTGATCCACCTAGATGTATACCAGCTCTACCCATCTTCTTACACTCAAGTGTATATAGTAAGGAAGTATATCCTGTTCCGAATATACCGACATCAAATACTTTTTCATGTAAAATATCTAGATATTTCTTGTATATACTATCAGAGGTCACATGAGATGGTTTTGTGCTAATAGGTATAGCAAACGGATACTTTACGACTTCTAACTCAAAGTTATTGGTTATTTTTTTATTCCATATTTTATCAAGATGCTTATAGTTTCTCTCAATAGAATTAGCAAACGGACTAAACACTAACACTTTCTTACCTTGAAGGTAGTTTGTCCATGGTCTATCATCAAAATATGGTTCAAGCTGCGCAAGTGTTGTCCTGTAACTGTTCTTGCAATATGTATCAAGAATATGTTTCTCAAACGTTGGTATAACTCGATTCCATACCGGAATAAGATCAATATTTGGTAAGAGAGATAAAAACATCTCTGCAAAGGTTGCAACCGTCGTCTCGTTGTACGGATATAGACCGGCAATATTTTCTACCTCGTGTTTAAGATGAGGTAAGAGCTGACCACCATTTTTAAGGTTTTCGTAGCAGTACAATAAGTTTAGTTCCGTGACACCGATTTTTCCAGCAGCAAAGGGTTTCTTATTTTTAAGAAAGTGTGATATAAAATTATTACCATCAACAAGCATGACCCGTATATTGTATAATAGTATTTGTATTACTCCACCAGACATTATCACCCAAAAGACTTCTTACAGGTAAAGTACCGGTGTTTTTTTGTACATCGAGCCACCGTCTATGCAAACCTTCATATGAAGAATAATACCGTTCTTTAAAAATTACATCTTCTTCAAAATAGTATGAATAGTGTTTAAAGCGCTGTGGAAGTAGAAATCTCGGACCATTATTACCTTGAAGCTTTGGTGGTTCATGTGTCTCAAAATCCTCGCTCTGCCAGTGCCACAATCTTCTATAGGGGTCACGTGTATTTTCACCCCATTCACCGAACACTTGTTGATTAGGACCGACAAAATAGTCACATCTAAAACAACCTGTTTTACCATTATGTTTTATAAGTTCATTTTCTGCAGATGACATACTCTCTTCTGTCCATTGTTCATCGATATCTATCTGCCATAGCATCGCTTCTGTGTATCTTTCTTTTATACATCTTATACCTGCATTTACCTGTTCATCTTTACTCAGCCACGGTCTATTCTCAGGTCTTATAACGATTACATTTTCTTTACGGTTTTTGTTTAGAAATTCTGTCGTTCCATCTCTTGATAAAAAGTTATTGTGGAAATCATCGTCTATTTCTTTACACCATGAGGTTGAGCCGTTGGGTAGAGATAAACCTTCTATTATTACCCAAAGATCTACGCAAGAGCTTAACTTATTATAATAATTGTTATGCTGTAGGTGTTTAATTCCGTTAAAGATAATAGTAAAGGCAACGCGTTTCATATTATTTTGTATTTGCAATCATTGCATGTCGACTTTGACGACGCATATTTATAAACATTGGATTAATGTACACATTCTGCAAAGCTTTGCAAAAAGATACCCACTCACACTCCTCTTCATTACCATCGTCAACAGCTCTATGTCGCGCTTGACCGATACTACTAATTTTTATAAACGCTGACCCACCGAAGGCAGACATTACCTTTATCGGTGGATGCGTTTTCTTAATGTTTAAAAATCTCGACTTTACATATATGTTATGCGCAGTCTCGTAGGACATAAAAGATGGTCTATTGCCTATAGCGTTCCAGCAGTTAAATGGCATCCATTCTTGATGTCTTAGAGCATAAAGGTCGTAATAAAGTAGTTCTTGATTTGCACACACCATATCCCAATCAACGGATAATTCAAAATTACTTTTTATAAGATCGAGATCGTAAGGCTCGATATTTGTCTCATTAAAGTCAATAACTAATAGGTAGTCGTAATCACTGTACTCCTGCTGCACGATATCTAGATAATAATTTCTAGCTCTACATATGCGTTGCATTCTGTTAGGAACTACACGTTCCATGTTTCCAAAACTATAAACATCAAGCGTACAATTAAGATATGGTTTATAATGCTTAATGGAAGCAAGAGTATTGTCGTAACTGTCTGATTCAACGAGAATACATCTCACATCCTCGAATATACCTGATAGTCGATTAATATTATCAAATACAGGCTTAATTGTGTCCTGAATATTTCTTACAGCTGCACAGACTACTACTTTCTTATTCATTTAAAATTTCTACGCTTAAAAACAGCATAGCCGTTACGGCAATATCTATTACCTGCAACTACTTCCCATTCAGGGTCTTTTGTGAGCTCTCGGGCAGATTGATTATTTTTAAACGCGCTATAGTAATCATCTAAAAATAAAACATTAGTTCTGTCTTTCACCAATTTATATTCACTGTAACCAAAAAACTCACCCCCATCAATTAATACACCGTCATAAAAACGTTGATCTGTTTCAAGAAACCCGTAGTTATACTTGGTTATTTCCTCTATATCATGGTCAAACCATTCTCTTACTGTCGGTTTATCGCTGTTTATACAACAGTAGGTACTATTCCAAAGAGATTCAAAATCTTTGTCAATTAGTGCTTTAAGTGAAATAGTCGTCTGATTGACACACTTTACCCATGAATATGCTTGTGTATTTGTAACTAATTTTTCATATCTATCTCTTTTTACTTCAACACAGGTAAGATCAGGACTTGCGAGGACAGACATACCTTTTATAAAGCATTGTGTTGACCCGGTACCGTCCCAGGACCCGATTTCAAGTACCTTCTGCAGATTATATCGTCTAACAACATCTATAATCACTTTACCGAACTCATCGCTTTCATTTATCTCGCCCATAGTAATGTTTATCTTTGATAAATTAGGGTTGCTTGCTCGACATCAACTGTAGACCAGTCAGCCTTCATCTTTAAATAATCCTCTAGCTTCCAAACATCCTTGATACGCTCATCTACTAAGTCAAACCAAAGTTTATCGCTAATTTTATTAACGTCTGCTACAGCCATTCTCTCAGCTGTTTTATCGCGTTTATCTTTACCGAGTACCCAATGACGGTGTTCGATCATAATATCACCACGGTAAGATAGTCGACCGAAGGCGCTAAAAACTTGATGCATCCATTGATCAACCCAGTTGATCTTAAATTCTTCGCGCATAAAACGACCGAGAATTTCAGCATATTTTCTATGGCAAAAAAGATTTACTGCAAGCTTTGCCCCATGACAGTCATCATTACAGTGAATAGCCTTAATTTTATCTTCAGGGCAGTTTTCTGTAAATTCTTTAATAATTTCAAGATCCCAGTTAGGTGTTCGAAATACCATATCATCACCAATCATAGAAATAATTTGTTCTGTGGAGTTATCAGTACAAATATTCCACATCTTTCCGAGACCAATAAACTCACCCTTATTATCAATATCGACGATCTTAACACAAGGAATAGCTTTTGAAACTTTATAAATTAATTCACGAGTCGGGTCATCCATATCAACACCAAAGTATATATTGACGTTATTGATATCGCTGACAGTTGTAATAATTGATGTCAGAAGGGTAAGCCTTCTATTCATTCTTTCTCTTGATGGTACTAATATTGCTATTTTCATAAATCGCCTCCGTGTTTATATGGTAGATCACTAAACAAGTGAATTCTACTGGGAGTTACATGAGACATGCCTTGAAATTTAATTACCGCATCGCCCCATCGTTTAATATAAATGTTGCCTGTTTTATCAATATATTCGTAAAATTTCATATACTCACTATCTTTTACCCACTGAACATCTGTAAGGTCGAAATGTGTCTGATACATGTCAGTCGGTTCAATTAACTGCTCGGGACTATTCTTAAAGAACTCTTCACAGGCATCACTGAAGCCTTCGACGACGTATTCCATATCCGTGTCTCTACCTACAGTGCCGTATACAGCTTTGTTATCTTCCATGCGCTGAAAGATATCATATGAAACTTTACTAGTAAAATATGAATCACAATCTAAACGGAGTAGATACTTTACTTTTTCAAAAAAAGTCTCCTTATAAATTTCACCAGAAAAGTAGCGGCACATATGTCTATATCCAATAGAAAAGAAAGCATTTTCATCCCAGTGTCCTTTAAAACGTTCAGGTATTTGATTTAAAATTTCTTGTGAGTAATCTGGTATTTTAAAATTAATTTTATAGAAAACAACCTGCACGTCAAGTCTTTGCTTAATACCTTCTATAATATTTTGTGAGATACCTTCATGACCAATAACGACGGGATATGGAAACTCCGCTAAAAAGTTTTTTTGTAGACACTCTAGACTATCATATAGCCTCTTTATATGAATCTGGTTATCGTTGACGAGATAAAAAATGCAGCTATTTTTGACCATAATTATTTTTAATTTGTTTGATTGTATTGATCACTTCTTCTTTAGTTGTGTACGGTGGCTGGTTCGGGTAATGTCCATGTTTTTTGAGATATAATTCACGGCCACCATATACATTTTTTTGCCATTGTTCTGTTTTATTGGCAATAGATGAATTATCTATTGCACCTGGCGCTTCTGTTAATAGTTCATGGCTATTAGCTAGGTCTGCAAACCACCAGAACGGTGGATGATAACCTGCTTTAATAATACAATACGTATGATCAACGTGCTCCCATGCATTATAAAACTGTTCGTCGATATATCCGACTTTTTCAATTACTTCTCTTGTAAAGAAAGAAAACATTGCAACCGTATGTTCATATAGGGCGACTTTACAGTCTTTGTAGTCAATTATAATTTTTGGATTCGGTTCTGTATTTTGATCAAGAAGATGTCTGTTATGTAAATCAAAATTTTGTATTTTTTGCTTGCGGTTAAAAGGTGATCCCGGGCCGTAATTAAAGTGCTGTATACCGCTTAGCTTACTAGCTTTGATATATTGTTGAAAAACGGTTGGATCGAGTATAATCATATCATCTTCAATAAGGAAGATATAGTCACACTCTTTATCCATTAGGTATTTTATAGCTTTATTTTTTGATTTACCTACACCGAGATTTATATTATTCTGTAACCAAGCTACGTGACTGAAATCATATCCATCCCCTATTGAGGCTATATCTTTACTCAAAGGTGTACCATCATTAACGATAATGAGCTCATCGATATTACATATCTGAGGGATTGAATCAAGTAACCCCTTTAAATAAGCGGGTCTATTACATGTTATTATTCCAACTCCTATTTTTGCGGCCATATGGTTAATTCATATATATTACTATAAATATCTTTAATGGCAACCAACCCTACTAATAGTACAACCGTTAATATTAGAAATCTACCTACATCACAGTTAGCGGTAGATTCAGATGATTTTATATTACAAACAAATAACGGTACACAAATTATTTCCTTTAGAGATTTAAATGTTGTAAAAACAGATATTAACGGGAATGCTACTGTTACAGGTACTCTTACTGGTACTAATGCTATTTTTACTGGTAGTTTAACGACACCGTCAATATCTGCGTCCCAGTTTACAACTACCGGCGGACGGACAGGCTTTACCCCACCGTTCCCTACACAT